ATACGAGGCCGCGCAGGTGTTCTCGGGTATCATCCGCCGCATTGAATACACCTCCAAGGCGGTCGATGCGTATTCCACGGCGACCTATCATCAGGTCGAGAGCGGCATGGGCTACGTCCGCGTCGAGACGGACTATGTTGACGACCAGAGTTTCGACCTCGACCTGTTCATTCGCCGCGTGCCCGATCCGCGCTGCGTCTACATGGACCCGGATTGCAAATTGTATGACAAAAGCGACGCCGCGTTCGCGTTCGTGTTCTCGGACGTTCCGAGAGATCGTTACGAGGAAGAATACGGCGAGGAGGACAACACCGCGCCGGCCACGTTCGACAAGACGGACGGGTGGAACGACAAGGACCACGTCAGGATCGCGGAATACTGGCGCCGGGGCGAGGCCAACCGCACGATTCACATGCTGGACAATGGCGCGGTCGTGGACGACGACGAAATCCCCGAGGAACTGCGCGACGAGATCAAGAAACGCATCGTCAAGTCGCGGGATGTCAGTGAACCCGAGATCGAGTGGTTCAAGATCGCCGGCGACAAGATTATTGATCGCAGGGACTGGCCTGGGAAGTACATCCCGATCGTGCCCGTTATCGGCGAGGAAACGGTGATCGACGGCGTGATGGACCGCAAGGGCCACACACGCAGCCAGATCGACGCGCAGAGAATCTACAATTACTGGGCGTCGGCGGCCGTCGAACAGGTGGCGCTACAGACGAAGACGCCCTACATCGCCCGCGCCGATGCGATCGAGAATCGGACGGAGCAGTGGGCCACCGCGAACGTCAAGAATTACAGCGTGCTGGTCTACAATGGCGTGGACGAAGCCGGGAAGACGATCCCGCCGCCCGCGCGCGTCGAGCCGCCGACCATGGCGCAGGCCTACATTCAGGGCATGACCATCGCGCGCCAGGATCTGATGAGCGTCACCGGGCAATACCAGGCCGAACTGGGGATGCCGAGCAACGAACGGTCTGGCGTGGCCATCCAGCAGCGGCAGCGTCAGGGCGATACGGCGACGTATCATTACATCGACAATCAGGCCAAGGCGATCCGGCAGGTAGGCCGGATTTTGATTGACCTGATCCCGAAAATCTATGACGTGCGGCGCGTGGTGATGACGCTCGCCGAGGACGGGACCGAGAACAAGGCCGTGGTGGTGCCGAATGCTGACGAGGCGCACCAGTTCATCGGCCAGCAGAAACCGCCGCCGCAGCAGCAAGGGCAAAATCAACCGCCGGGCGTCCAGGCGGAGCCAACGATCGGGCCGATTTCGCAGGCCGAGGCACAGGAACAACAGGAAGACCCGGCAAGACCTGATCCGACCGTGATATTCAACCCGAATGTCGGGACTTATGACGTTGAGGCCGACGTGGGGCCGAGCTACGGCACGCAGCGGCAGGAGGCGGCGAACGCTTTCAGCCAGATCATGCAACAGAACCCGGCCGCGTTCCAGGTTGTCGGTGATTTCTGGGCCACCAACAGCGACTTTCCCGGCGCTGACGAACTGGCTGACCGGCTGAAACGAGGATTGCCGCCGCAATACAAGGCCGGTCCCGACCCGCAGGTGCAGCAGATCGCGCAACAGGCGCAACAGGCCCAGCAGCAGGCGCAGGGGTTGCTGCAGAAGGCGGACGCCGAGATCGCGATGCTCAAGGCGCAGCTTGTTCACGCGCAAGAGTCGGCGAAGGACAAGAGCGCGGAACTGGCGATTAAAGATTACGAGGCCGAGACGAAGCGCCTCGACGTGGTCGGCGGCATCGATCCCATTGCGCTTCAGGTGGTCGTTCGACAGCTTGTCTCCGACATGCTCCAGACCGAGTTGCACCCCGTTCTCCAGCAGCACGCGGCGAACGAGAGCGAGTTGCAGCAGACGCTGGCGCCGCCGGTGCCGGTGAACGGGACGGCGAACGGAGCGGCCTCCGGTGGCCCGTAACGCCCTCTCTTACGGTGACACGGACAGCGACAACCCGCTGGCCCGCGCCGCCGCCTACGCCGCTCCCTGGACCACGGACGGGGCGGATACGAGCGTCGGCGCGCCGTCCATCGGCGCCGGGGCGGACGCGGTCGGCCAATGGATGGCGGCGCAACTCGCGAAGATGCAGGGCAGTCGGCCCACGGCGCCGATCTGGAACCCCAATAATCCGGTGGGCACCGAGACGCTCCAGTCGATGGGAATGCCACAGCCGACCAACTACGCCGGTCTGGTCGGGCAGTTCGTTAATCCTTATACCGGGCAGTTAACCGAGCAGGGCGTGGCCCGCTTCGACAACCCGGCCATGGGTCTGGGCCCCGGCGACATCGGTGCCCTCGGCATCGGCTCCGTAAGGGGCGTTCGCGGCAACCCGGTGCCCCCGCGCATGGCCACGCGGATGACGAATGTGCCGGAATACGCACCGGGCGAGCCGCCTTACGTGTCGCCCGGCGAGCCATACGTCGCCGCCGCCGAGGGCGTGCCAATCCCCGGCATCGGCAGCAACAAGGCTCCGACCAGGAACGCCATCTGGGCTAACCCGGTCACGCGTACCGCCGCGGTCGCCACCAGGGGCCGCATGGGCTCCAACGCTGACACGACCTTGGAGAGCCTGGGCCTCCCCGCTTATGGCGACATCATCCCCTCGACCAACACCGGCCCGGTATCCGAGGCACAGGTTCGCGCGGGCGGCGAGAACGTCGTCAAGTCCGGCAATGTTTTCGACCTCTCGGACACCTGGCGTGTGCCCGGCGTGCCGCAGACGGAACTATCCCGCATCGACCCGGACGCCGGTCGCCGCAAGGGCTTGCCCCAGCATATCATCGATGCGACGACCGACCCCGACATACGCGCCAAAATGCGGACGGTCGCCGAGGCCGGGCTTAAGGTCGGTGGCGCCTATTGGTACAACGCCGAACCGCTGCGTATGGCGTTCGTGACTGAACTGGGTCCGGAGCAGGGCAACGCGACGTTCGCCCAATACATGCGAACAGTGGGGGCCGTGTCCGCCGGTTCCGACGTGGGCCAGAACATTCGCACGGGCAGTTATTACAACGTGCGTGAGCGGCAGGGGAACCCGGTGCAGGGGGAGCAGACCCCCAAGGGGCAGTGGGCGCCCACCGACATTGAAAGCCCCTACGGCCATAAGATGCAAAACACGCAATACGGCGGTTACCGCGACATCCAGGCCGGCAATCCGCTCGATCCCGAGATGCGGCCCAAGCGGGCCAGTTTCGACGCCAATCTGGGCGGCAATCAGCAGCCGGTGACGGTGGATAAGCACAACCTGCGGCTCATCGGCATGCTGAGCAGAAATCCGGAGTTTCTCAATACGCAGATCGAGGCCGACGTGAACTACCCGTCACTCGGAATCGCGAAGGGCGACAAAATCAACTTCAAGGATGCTTACAAGAACGGTCGCTTTACCATGGATCAACTCCTCCAGGTTCCGCAGGCCTGGAAAGACGTGCCCGAGGCCAATCACTACGCCGCCCTGGAAGGCTTCCAGCAGGATCTGGCCCGCGAGATGAACATCTCGCCAGCGCAACTCCAGGCCGCGTTGTGGGTCGGCGGTGGGCGCGTGACCGGCCTGCGGTCACTGCCAACCTCGTTCATGGGCGCGTTCGAGCAACGCTTGCAAAAGACAGCGGCCGAGCGTGGCGGCACGCCGATGAAGGCGCTGCTGGACTTCGTGCGCGGCAAGAAGCCGCTGCTGACGCCTCTCGCGGCGACGGCCGGCGCTGGCGCCGCTAACGCCCTCCAACCCGACGATAATCGGTGATGAACTCCCATAACGCGACCGCTTCGTCGGTGTCCTCGGCAAGCCGCGCGATGGCTCGCATCGTGTCGGGGTCGGCGCCGCTCGCGATGGCGCGTTCAACGAACGTCTCGCCAGCTTCCGTCTCATTCCAGGTGTATTCGCGGGCTACAAGTGTCGGCATGCCTCGTTCCTTCTCAACCAAGGGCGTGGTCAGGGGTGGTTGGCACGCGGGAACGTACCAACCGCCCCGCATTATAGCAGATCCACGGCAATGAGCGAGGACGCCGTCGCCTCCATACAGGCCGCCGAGATCCAGCGCCTGCGCGCGATCATCACGGAACTGGAGGCCGAGATCGCCGTGCTGCGCGGCACCATGGCCCAACCCGAACCCGACGACGATGGGCCGGTGACGCTCATCGAAGGCACACCGAACGCACCGAGATAACCGAGCAACCCATGAGCGAAACAACAGACCAACCGCCCGTCGTTTCCGATCCCGGCGGCATTCCGCAACCCGCCGTTCCCGATCCCCCGGCACAGGCCGACACCGGCAACGCGCCGGAGGGCGAGGCGCCGGAGCATAAGGAACAGCCCGACCCGGAAGGCCGCCGCGTCGCCCAGGTCCGCGCCCGGTTGGCGGCGGCGGAGCGTCGCGAGGCCGAGCAGCGTGCCGAACTGGAGTTCTACCGGCGGCAGGCCGCCAACGTCGCGCCGGAGGATGAGACGCCCGAGCAACGCGAAGCGCGGCGGGACAGGGAGGCGGACGCCAGGGCTGAGACGCGGGCGATGACCCGGTTGTTTCACGAAGAAGGCGCGACGCAATACGCTGATTGGAAACAGCGGTGCGACGATTTGGTCAGTATGGGCGCCGACGCCAATTTCGCCTCGCTTCTGGTCGAGATGCCTGGACGGGAGGGTGTTCGGGTCGCCGCGGCGTTGGCCGCCGATCCCGATGCTGTAGACCGCATCGCCCGCTTGCAGTCCGTAACGGCCAGGTCCGTGGCGCTCGGCAGATACGCGGCCACGCTGGACGACGCACCCGTGGCACGACGGACCAACGGCAACGGCGGTGCACAGGCGCCCGTCGTCACCCGCGCCCCGGCGCCGATCCGTCCGGTGACGGGACGTGTCTCGCCGGTGTTCAACGAGTATACGGCCACGGCGCAGGAAGCCGTGGACTACTACATGCGTCAGAACCTGGAGCGGCAACGCCGCTAGACGTGCCTACGGGCAGCGGGCCGTAACACCGCGCGACGTGCCGAACCGAACGGGTAGCGGGTCCGACAATACCGCGTGGCGTGCGTATCCCGGCTGATCGCGTGGCTTCTCTGTTGCGACAGCGGACTGAACCGGCGCCAGTCATCGCTGGCGCTTTACTTCAATCCGTAAAGCACAGAGGCTATCATGCCCGCGACAAATACGCTTCTCACAATCAACATGATCACCGCCAAGGCATTGGCGATCCTGCACCAGAAGTGCAACTTCATCGGCGCCATCAACAGGCAATACGACGATTCCTTCGCCAACTCCGGCGCCAAGATCGGCAGCACGCTGCGTATCCGCCTGCCGGTGCAATACACCGTCTCGACCACCCCGGCGCTGTCGCTCCAGAACACGGTGGAAACGCAGGTCAGCCTGCCGATCACCAATCAATACCACGTCGATTTCTCGTTCAGCAGCGCCGAACTAACGCTGTCAATCGATGACTTCAGCGCCCGCTACATCGAGCCCGCCATCGCCGTGCTCGCGGCCCAGATCGAGGCGACGTGCATCGGCATGATGTGGCCCACGGTCTACAACCAGGTCGGCACCAGCGGCGCGGCGCAGACGTTTAAGACCGTGTTGCAATCGCGCAAGCTGCTGCTCGACAACCTGACGCCGCAAAGCAAGCAGTGGCAGTTGCGTATTAATACGCAGGATAACGTCGATCTGGTGGACGCCCTCAAGGGTCTGTTCCAGCAATCAACGCAGATCGCGCGTCAGTACACGGACGGCGTGATGGGCCTCGCGGCCGGCTTCGAGTGGGCAGAATCGACGCACTTCACGACGCAGACGCGCGGCGCCGAGAGCGCGACCTATACGACAGCCATCACCACCGGTCAGAACACCGGCGGCACGCTCGCCGTCATCACTGGCACCGGGGCGGGCAACGCGGGCGATATCTTCACCATCGCCGGGGTGTTCCGTGTGCATCCCGAAACCAAGGTCAACAGTGGCGTCCTCCAGCAGTTCGTGCTGACAGCGGCCTACGCTGGCGGCGGCGGTAACATGAGCATCGCGCCCGCCATCAACGCCGTGATCGGCAGCCCGCAGCAGAACGTGGTCGTGCCCAGCGCCAATGCCACGGCGGCGATCACGTTCCAGGGCACGGCCAGCACCGCGACCGGGTTGAGCCTCGCCTTCCACCCAGACGCTTTTACCTTCGCCACAGCCGATCTTGTCATGCCAGGGGGTGTTGACATGGCTTCTCGTGTCGTAAAAGACGGAATTAGTATGCGTGCCGTGAGACAATACTCGATTTCCGATGATACGATGCCGATACGAATTGATGTGCTTTGGGGCGCGGCTGCGTTGCGTCCTCAATTGGCTTGTCGCCTCGTTGCGAATTAGTCTGGCCTACTAGCTGATATTGTGAAGGAAATGGCGGCTATTCTGGATCGATATCCTGGGCCGCCATTCCTTGCGTCAACCCTGAACTCTACCGGGAACGGGAGCGTCGCATGACCATCGCCAACGATATCCTCGCCCTGGCGTTGCGGAATGGCAACATCAATGGCATCGGCCAGACGCCACTGGCCGACGACATCAACGACTCGTTCCGGGTCATGAACGCCTGGATTAACAACGAAAACATTGTTCGCCGCATCCAGGTCAATCGCGTCGTTATCCCGACGTTTCCGGACCTGACGACCGACGTGCCGTTCTGGACGCCGTTCGAGCATGTTTTGTTAACGGTAATGGCGGTACGGCTGCGGCAGGTCTATTCGTTGCCGCCGGTCGAATTGGACGTGAACCTGGCCAAGCTGGCCATGGACGCGTTCAACGCGATCAACCTTCAGCAAATCGCCGCGCCGCACGGCGGGATTCCGGAAACCGTCGAACAGGTCATCTTTCTCGCGCTCCGCATGGCCGGACGCATCAATGACCAGCAGGGCGTGGCGGATACCAGCCAGGACGTGAACGACGCCTTTGGCCTGCTGGTGACGATGCTGGGGCAGTGGCAGCGCAAGCGGTGGCTGATATGGTCAGAGGAGGAACTTTCACTCGTTTCCACGGGGGACGCGTCCTACACGATCGGCTGGCATCAGCAATTTCACACGCCACGCCCCGACAAGATCCACGCCGCTTTCGTTCGCCTCGGGAACGCGTTCGGAGACGACGGCTCGGCGTTGCCGGAGCAACTGCCGTTCCCTCTCGGCGCGCAGCCGACCGCGGCCCCGCCGAATCAGGTGGATATTCCGCTGGCGATCATCGAGGCACGGGAAGACTGGTCCCACATCACCATCAAAGACCTGAAATCGATCCCCGCCGCCGTGTTCTATGATAGCGCGTGGCCGGTGGGGAGGTTGCATTTCTGGCCGGTTCCCCCCGCCAATCATTATCAGTTGCATGTCGTCGTGAAGGTTTCATTGCCGGTTTACGAGACTTTGAGCGACGACCTGGGCATGCCGCCGGAATATACCGACGCCATCATCAACAATCTGGCGTGCCGGATCATCGTCGCCAGCGGTGGACAGATATCGCCGTTCCTTTTGGGACAGGCGCGGGCCAGCCTCGAAACAATCAAGCTGACCAACTCGCAAATCCCGCTCCTGTCCATGCCGGCGGCACTCTCCGGGCATCGCGGCGTGGATGTTTCGACCTGGAGCGGCGGCGGGTTGAATCAGGCGTGGATCACGGGCGGCGGCAGCGTGCTGAGTTGATGGGAGATCGAACATGAGCGGATCACGACGCGCCCTCGCCCGTATGTCGGCGACACCGCGCACGACCTCCGGCGGCTACCCGTGGGCGGACGGCGATATTCTTTACGCGGACGATCTCAACGCGGCGTTCGTGCCCGCGAACGGCGGCGGCCAGATCACGGGCTCGATCAACGTGACGGGGGCCATCACGGCGGGGACGAGCATCGCCGCGAACGGCGCCATCACGGCGGGCGGCGGTATCACCGCGAGCGGAACCATCACGGCGGGCGGGGATGTCCACGCCAACGGCAACGTGACATCCGGTAATAATGTCGCCGCGAACGGAGCGATCACGGCGGGGACGAGCATCGCGGCGAACGGAGCGATCACGGCCGGAACCAGCGTCA